TCCTGAAACTTCGCCTCCTTCTTCTTTATCTCCTACAATAGTGAAGACTACCTCTCCATTTGGAGCAGAAGTAAATGCGCTAGATACTGTTACTGAACTTGCATTGAATGAGGATATTGTCTGTGTCTCTATTCTAACATCATCTGACCATACTGTTTGTACTAAGTTACCTGCATCATCTTTTACATTGGAAGCTTTTGCATGTGTATTTATATTTGCTCCATCCTCATCTGTAAGTACTAGGTCTCCTTGAGAATAAGTTACAGAGTTAATTATTGCAATAGACTGTGCTAAATACGCCCCTCCGCTAGGAAAGATTAGATTTAATTTGAAAGTATCATCACTATTTAGATAGTCAGTCAAATCTCTATCAGTTTTTATAACTGTAGTGCTAGACGCTGAAGAAGTAGTAACACGACCACTAGCTGCAATATTTGTATTATCTGAGTCTTGTACTGATATAACATCTCCAGGACGTAGCATAGATGCGTTCAATCCTGAAGAAAAACTAACTACTTCTTGTTCTAATTTTTCAGTATAGAGTTGATATTTACCATGTCTTATGGCTTGACCTTTAGAAGTACATCCATATGCGCTTACGTTTTTTCTTCTTATTTTTCCTGTTCGTGCTATTTCGTCGTGGTCTTCGACAACTTCTACTGCTTGTTTATATCCGTTCTCTGGGTCGCTCCAAGTAACTGCTACTTGATTATGTCTAAATCTCCCTGCAGTTCCTGAGTATTGAAATGTGCCATCAATAACATTGGATTTGTTAAATGCGTACACAGGGCCTTTTTGTATATTACTTCCTAAAGATACTTTGCCATTATGCCAGACTAACATAGAACGAACCATAGAAGCTAGATTCTTCAACATCTTCATTGCTGACATATCTTTTGAAATATATAAGTTACAAGTAAATCTAGGCTCTGTGCCACCTTTTCCGTCTGGTACTAGTTCATCGCAATATTTTGCTAATTGATATAGTGTAAACTTGTCGATTTGTGAAAAATCAAAATCCTCATCAAGATACTTACCTAACCCATATCTCTGATTTGTTAATAAGTCATAAAATACCCATATAGGATTATTACAGTATACAAGGTCATGGTTTGCATCATTCAGAGATGTAAATTCTTTCTGGTCTCCTCTAAAATTACCATCCCAATCTTGTACTGAGCCTGCATCGGCTCCAGAAGTAACATTTCTAGTATAACTTGCTGTTGTTCTTCTAAGACCCGTAGCTCTATTTAGTTCACTTGCTGGGAAATAGTTAGTAGGTACTTTTATTTTTAACCCACGAATTACATAACTTCTTTTTGGTACTTGTCCAAAATCTTCCGCATCAACTACTACAGCTGCATATGCTGAGTAAGGATATGATAGTTTATCAGTTATAATATTCTCAATTTGTTTTATTACACCAGCATTTGCTTGTTGCCATTTATTTTCTTTTTGGTTAACTGCTGTGATTCTTTCAAACTTTAATCTATAAGCATCGAAGGGTTGATATTTACTAACATCTATAGTAAATACTCTATTGAAAGGTTGTTTTGTTTTTCTTTTAATTAAACCACTTGAGTACTCTCTAGGTAAACCATTTCTATTGTAGTCTTTTCTATCGCTACTAATACTTGATCGTCCAACTTTTACAACATCTTGAAAGGTACTTCCACCATCTCTAGAGTATCCGAAAGTAATTCTATATTCTGCACCGCCTTCTCCAAGTTTTCCATTTTCTTTTTGGGAGAACATTTGATTAAATTGTATTGTAGCTTTTATAGTATCTATTTCTGAAGGATTACCGATTCCCATTGTTGAGGAAGTTATAGTAAGTGCGCTACCTGTATAGTTATCTGTAGGAGTACTAAAATCAAACCCAGAAGGCCCTGGCTGAGGATACCCTGTTCCTGATGTAGTACTTAAGTTACCTCCTGATACACTGAATGCTACAGAAGCACTGCCTATGCCTGCAGGAGTAGGTAAATACGCTTGATCTAGTGTACCGGGTCTAAATGCGAATCCAAAGTTTTGATAGTTATAGACAGGTTGAGCAAATGCATCTCTTTCAGGGCTTGACATAATTGCTACTGTATTAGAGACATTAATTCCCCCAGTTGCAATAGTTGCTGTGTTTCCGCTAAAACTAGAAACCTCTGCTACGTAATCTAAGTATGCTGCAGTATTTGATACCGTCGTTTGGGGTATTGTGTCCACTCTTATTGCTGAAGTATTGATAAACTCACTAACTCCTGCTACTAATTGTCCGCTCTCTCTTCCTGCACCATCGATTCTAATTAAAGGTTGAATACCATTTCCATCCCATACATCGCCTTCCGCAAATGTCATATTTGATAAATTTGTAGAAGTTATTATATTGTTTCCTGCTACACAATTTATAGAACTAGTTGTTCTTTTGCTTCCGCCACTTATTAGTACTTCTCTAACCCCATCTGTTGTTTCAGCTCCATTAAATATATTGACGTCTGTGTTGTCTGTAACTACTCCAGTAGAAGCAACATAAGTTACATCATAGGATTGTTGAGGAGAAATTAATCTTGCATTTGAGGAGTTTGCCACAGGATTATCATTTAGTCTTATACTTGCAACACCATCTAGTAAGCCTTCAATTGGGCCTTCTGACAGTACATCATATATTATAGCTGTTTGAGCTGAAGTTGTAGATTGTTTAACTCCTGAGGAATCTAAAGGTGCACTACCATAACTAGGCGCTGTTGATGTTAGTAAATTCGCCATGTGTGTCTTTATTGCCATTATTTAATACTCCAAGTTATTGTGCTATCACTACCACCTGTGCCACCTGAAGAGCCTGCTCCTCCTGTACCTGACGTGCCCGTGCCTGTTGCTGTTCCTTTTGATACGAATTCATAACCCGCATTTCCTTTTATTCTGTAATCTGTAAATCCAAAGTTTACTACTGCTCCTCCAACTTCTAGTTCTCCATAAGCTAAAGGAACTGGTATTCCTGATTTTGTATTGTTTATCGGTCCATTGAATAGAGTTGAATTTTGTTCATCTAATTCTTCGGGTTCATCCATTGTCATTTCTATAATTCCCATAAGTGCTAAATTAACACCGACTGTAAATAGTGCTGCTTGCATTTGTGTCTGAGTAATTGGACCAAGTCCTGGTACAAAGAAAGAAGCAACAATAAGTAGTATACCTATGATAGTTTTTACTATATCACTTGCACTACCTGCTGGAACTGGAGAGATTATTATATCGTCTTTGCCTAGTTCCATTGCTAAATTATCATAGTCCATGAATTCTTCGCCTTTCTGTACTGTAAACTCTATACCATTTTCTGTGCAGTCTGTAAGATAAGTACGCAATCCACCTTTCATAGTGTCAATCGCATTCATAGCCTCTTGAATAGTTTTTACATTCAATCGGTGTACTTCTCCGAATAGTTCTCCCATTCGTCCTTTTAAGTATATATTTCGTGTCATGGTTGATAAATTCCGTATTGTTTGTCAGGATAGGAAACGATTAAGTATGGGATTCCTACCTCGCGACATTGTTTTTTGTCGACTTCACTTGGACGACAATCTTGGTTATAGTGACTATGGACTACATATTTTATATTTGAAATGAGTTGATACTTCACGAAAGTTTTTGGGTCAATTTTAAAGTCATTCTCATTTTCGGAAATATTATCGAGAGGAATATAGATTTCATTATCATTTTCCTGTACAACAAGTCCACAACACTCTCTCGGTGCTTCTCTACTAGCGTGAGCATATATTTCATCCATCATGAGAACGCCTTCGATGCAGGGAAACCTCCAAAAGGTAAAACTACCGTTGTATCTGGATTAGCTTTTCCTGTAGAAGAAGCTGTGCCTACTGATACAGGTTTAAAACCAAATCGTTTCTTACATCCTGTTGTAAGTTTGCTACACCCATCTCCTTTTTCCCAATATTCTCCTGCTATAGGAGCTACTAACTTGCTTGGTGCTTTTGTTTTCCATAGTAGTGTTTTATTATAAGTAGATGAACTAGCTACATTATCAGTAAATAGTGCATAGTCATTATGTCTATCATCACTGTATGTAAAATACTCTGTTCCATGATTATATGTAGTATAAACTCTAACTCTATCAAAATTTACATTATCATCATTTGCTGTACCAGGACTACTAGTTGTTTTAGTTGCTTGCCAATAGTTAGTAACGGTAGCAGTACTAGTAGTTCCATCTGCATGATACTTAGTTCTACTTTCTGTATTTTTATAATATGAGTTTTCTGTAATTGAACTTATGTCAGTTGCAAAACTAATTGTGCTTGGAACTATATACTCGTCATCTGTATTTACATAAACTGTGTATTGTGTTCCATCTCCATAATTTCCAATTGAAGAGTTAAGTTTTCCTTCTATATGCCAAGTACAACCACTCTGAGCTTTCTGATAGCCAGGAACATGAGCTCCAGCACCTTGATATAAAAAAGGACATCTATCAGGTAGAATATTTCTAGCAGGTATTCTTACTCCTTCTAAATCAAAAGGGGCAACCATCTCGATTACAACTGAAACTTTTGATCTTGATTTAATTCTATCCATTGTATAGACATCTCTAGGAAACTCTTGTGGTGGGCTTGCATCTCCGCTTTCTCCATACAAGTACTTTTTCAAAGTAGTTCTTTTTATAAATTTTAACCCTAAGAACGTTTGATAGTCTATAGTACCAATCGCACTAGAAAATACAGTAGTAGCATTTCCTATAGTTACTGTAGGTCTTGCAATAGCTCCATCGTTTTTATACTCTATTCCTTTTACTTGTGCAGGTATTGCTACATAAGTATTAATTTGAGCATTGTTTGAGTAGTCTCTCATTTGAACTTCGCCTAAACTTTCATTTAGTCCTGCGGTAAAATATATAAAGTCTCCTTTAGAATATTCTAATTCGAATAAAGTTACTAACTCTGAGCCTGGATCTAATTTTTGTAAATCCTTTGTTACTAAATTTTCTGACATTATGCTTCGTAAACCCTCACTAGTGATGCGGAACAAGTGTAATAGTCATCATAGTCCCATTTTTGGTTAAAGTCTTTAACATACACTTTTACTGTTTCTTCGTTTCCGCTTGCATTTGTATCTGCAAAAGTAAAGTTAAAAGCTGTTACACCATTTGTACTTTCAAAGAACCCAATAATATCATCTATTTCTGCTTTTGGTCTAGTAGCAAAATTAACTGAAAATTCTTGTTTTAAATTATTTATTCCATTTGCAATACGTTGCTGATATCCATCACCAAACTGTGATAGAAATATTACAGGAGTATTTGTTTTTGATAGTCCTTTGTCTGGTACTATTTGTCTACTTCCATATGTGCTTCCTGTATTAAATCCTAATGCCATCTTATCCTCCTAATATTCCGCCTGGTCTCATTTCTTTTTCTATTCTTTCTTGTACTGCCATATTAATCACAGCTGCTAAATCTGATGCTCCATCTGAGTCTACTTGTGTTGAAGTGCCTCCTTCTCCTACATTTACAGTAATATTTGTATTGTTTGTTGCCATTTTTCCTTTGCCTATGTCAACTGGAATACTTCTTCCATTTGGAAGAGGTACTACTGCTTCTCTACCGTGTAGTTCTGCCAGATATCCTGAGTTTGGTCCGCTAGCTATTCCACCACTTGCATAAGAACGACCATGCTTAGACATAATACCACCCATTCTTCCTGCTGGTTTTGCACCACCAAAGCCCATAAAGGCTTTGAGTATACCTAGTGGGCTACTTGCATCCTTAAATGCCATTTTTGCTTGTTCGTAAGTAGCTATTAATAACTGTATCTTTGCAACTTTTGCCATAATTTTAGCTGTAGCTTCTTCTTTTCCTGTTAAAGCTCCCATCAATCCAATAACTCCTGAGAATTGATTTAAGTTTTTACTAAATTGGTCTGTGCTTTTTTCTTTGGGATCGATAGGATTGCCTTCTCCGTCTTTTCCAGCTGCCTCATTTACTAGTTTAGTGAGTCCTTCTAGTCCTCCTGAGAAGTTTGAAATAAACTCTGTATTTAGAGTTCCATCAGCGTTAAATAACCCCAAAGCAGTTGTAGTATCTGTTATAGTTGTCTCGGTAAAACCAGGTTTAGTAGTACCATCAAAAGCAGCGAGTCTTTTGTCAATAACTTTGCCCTCTGCTTGTATTCCTAATATCTTTTGATTGGCATTGTCTACGTCTGCTTTAGCCCCTTGAGTATTTCCTAATAAGAAGTTGCTGTAATCTTCATTTGCTCCCTTGAACATTCTGTTTTCTCTATTTACACTTTTATCTATTTCATTTTGAATTAGGTTTTCAAGTTTACGTACAAACCCAGCTCCCTGGAACACATTACCACCTGAACTACCTCTGTCCTGTCCAAAGGCAGCAACTGAGCTACCCTCTCCTGCAACTTTAGTTGCTCCAAACTTGCCTTTATATCCAGTTGCTTTTTTATAATCAGCTATTTCTTTACCAGTAACTAATCTTATACTACCATCTGCAAGTTGCATCGGAATATAAGATTGACTAGGGTCTAACTTGCCTACAGACTGTAAAGTTCCTCTAGCAGCTCTTTCATTATAGAGTTTTGTTGTGTCTTTGATATCCAATCCTTTTTCTGCAAAAGTTTTAGCGTCACTAGTGGCAACGTCTCCCATTAATCCTGATTTTTTGATGAAGTCCATTACTCCCGCAGTAGTACTTAATTGTTGTGCAGTATCTCTGTCATTGATAGTTCTTTGAAGCTCTCCTCCTGTTGGTTTTTCAAAAGTTCCACCTTTTCCAAATAACTGTTCTTTTTCTGTCTGTGCTATTCCATGTTCGGCTATATTAATTTGGTCTAAAATCTTCTGTAAGTTACCTGCATTATTTACAAGTACTTTATCCATTACCTTTGCGCCTTCTTCTGACCCTTTTTTGATTGACCCATAGTGCAAAAACGAACCTTCAGCAATAGCAAGTTTTACTTTTGCAGCATGCTCTTGAGAGGCTGTTATTATCTCATCTCCTGCACTTTTTGGTTTTAATGCGTCTGGCATAATATCTTCGATAAACTGTTCTGACAACATCTGACCAATTCCATCTGTCAGAGTTTTTACCATATTCTCACCAATCTTAGCAAAACCAGAACTATCTCCTCTAAGTCCTGCTCCGATAGCTTTTCCTAAGTCATTCTCTATATCCTGGTATAGTTTGTTGAATGTCATAAACATACGACTTGCTCTTAGTTTTTCTAATTCTACTAAGGTTGCAGCTTTTGCTACCATATCTGATTGTAGGTCGGCTTGATCAGCTAATGCTGAAAGTTTGGTGGAGTCACCTTCTTGGTCTGCTAATTTTATATTTAGTATTAAATCATTAGTCTTTTTGATTTCTTTTTGTAAGTTTAATTCTGCTTGTTTTATACCTAGTTGTCTTTTACCAGGACCATCTCCTGCAAAACCACTGAATGATTTCTTTTGGTCTAAAAGTATTTGGTCTTTTTGTATCTGCAATGCTTGTTCTTGTAAATTATTCATCATTTCAAGCTTCATTATAGTAGCTAATAAATGATCTTCGTAGTCTTTTCCGGCAGCAGTTAAATCTAAGTAAGCATTTGCTTGTGTTTTTAGTAAATCTATTAAATTTTGATATGGAACTTTAGGCAAAGCTTGAATAAGTCTATTTTGCTCTTTTATCATTTCCCCTTGACTTTGAGTTAAAGCATCTTGAGCTGCTTTTACTGTCATGATTTCTTTTTGTAATTCGGCTAATGCTTTTTTGGTTTTATCAGACAGTCTTCCTGTTCGTTGTAACTCATCTGCAAATTGTGCAAACTCAGGATTAATGTCAGAAAGCCTTCTAAATGTTCCTAGTAATTCAGCTCTGAGTTCTCCGAAGCCTTCTTTATTTTTGTGGGCTTCTTGTCGTAATCTTTCAAACACCTGCAATCTTTCATTTATATCTGTACTTTCTAAAGCATTTCCTAAAAATACATCATACTCTGCTCCTGATACTAGTCCTTTCTTTACGACTTGTCCCATTTTGATTAATTCTGAATTTAATCTCCTTACTGACTCTGTTTGCTCATCTAATATTTCGTTAAATTGTTTTGCTTCCGCAATTCTTTGTTTCATAGCAAGATTATATAGTGCTTTTCCTAACATATAAATTACAGATACTACAGCAAATATGGTTCCTACAGTAGCTACAAACCCTAAAACTGCTCCTGTCATTCTGTTAAAAGCGCCTTTTATTCCAATACCTGCTAGTTTGGTTTTTTCTCCAAACATCTTGACACTGAGACCTGCTTTTTGCATGCTTAATTTCATGCTTTTTGACATTTTACCGCCATTCTTTTTCATATCATCTAGGGCTTCTCTAACAACTGCTTGCTGCCCTTTTGACATATCTGAAAAAGCACCTACTCCTCTAGATAATTGAGATTTAAGATTACCAATTTGTTGTCCT